TATAACATCTCCAGTAAATGTTGCACCTGCAACTGGAGCTAAACCTAAATTTGCCTGTGTGACATTACCAATCTCGATATATCCATTATTAGCTGCATTTCTTATTTTTAATAAATTAGATGTTGTATTAACTGATAACTGGAACGCAACCTGTGTACCACTAGGATCTGCTGATCCACTATTTAAACTCTGTATAGCAGCAAATACATTATTAAGGTCAGTTCTCACGGCGGAGCCTGTGCCATTGTCGATTGTATAGTCTGTAACTTGTGCCATTTAGAAAACTACCTTGTGCATATTCTACCCTCCTTTACCAAATCCGACAGCCTGATAGGTGAAATTTCTATCAATCGAAGCATTTGATGAATTTTTGAAGTGAACAGTAAAACCCGTTCCAGATACACTGGATACTTCAAAGTAATCTCCTGATGCCATATTTTGAGCATTGATACCAACAGAGGGTAGATTGGAATTTGCTCCAAGCAAAGAAGAAGTGCCAACAAAGAATGGATTGGTAAACGTAACAGCCTTTGCTCCTGCTCCGCTTGCAATAACATTACCTTGTTCTGTTCTTCTCTGTAAAGATGCTGTATAGCCTAACTGCGAAACTCTAATATCCTGTGCGGTATCATTACTTGTTAATTTAGCTCTAAACTGAAATCCTCTGCCTTTATAAGTTCCGTTAGCAAAGGTCTGGAAGTCACTATAAGTAGGAGATCCAGAACTTGGATCATCCTGTGTAACTCTTACTAACATTTCCGCATTAACCTCTGTAGCTGTAAGTCCATCAAAGTCTGTAATATCATCAATCAAACCTCTTGAATCAAATAGATCTGATGGATAGAAACCTTCTGTCAAGAAGTGACGTTTAAGATCAAGACTGAATACACCACCTAAATCTAAAGTATCTCCACCAGCAGTTCCTCCGAAATCATAAGTACCTTCAGAAACTATTCCACCGAAATCATCTAATGATCCAACAAGATCAAAGTCTGTAATCGAATCAAAATTACCGCCACCAGTTAAATTTAAACTATCTGTAACGGCATCAAAATCAACATTAGTTTTTGTTCCTTGGAACTTAGGACTATCTGTATCTTCTCTTCTTGTTTGTGTAATAAGTGGAGCTAAGTTATCTGGCAGTTCAAGAATTACACTCGTTTCTCCTGCACAGAATCTACCTCCATCATCTTGAAATTTTAAAATGTACTCGCCCTCAAGATATGGAACATCCGCAGATGTGGTAGCACCACTTAGAGCTTGAATTAAGTCGGTACTATTGGAAAATGTACCATTACCATTGGTTAGGGGAGAATGTCTGACATACACCCTGCCTCCATGAGTAACATCTAAATCTGTAGACCGATTCCAACGTAATCTGACTAATTTTTCATTTATTGGTTCCGCAGTCAATCCAGTTACATTTGATGGTAAGGCAGTTTTACCGACAGTATTGACAGTCAGATCAGCAGAGGTCGCACTTGTCTGTAATGCTGTGTTATAACTAAATACCTGAAACTCATACGTTCCAATATCAGTATTGAGTATCTCAAAATCAGGGGAAGAAACTGTTGTGGAGACGAAGTTACCATTGTTGAATCTGTAATTAACCTGATATTGTGTAACACCGACAATAGGCTGCCAACTGAGAATTAATTTAGATACTGCCTGATTATTTATTTCAACAAGTTTTTCTTCTGCTAAAAGTGCAGTGGGCGGATCTTTTGGTAAATTTAGTACCGATACAGTTCTTGTTGGTAAGGTCGCACCATCTTCAATAAATGCGTATTTTTCATTTACATAAGATAAAGCTGTAATCGCATAAACTAATCCTTCCTGTTCTTCAACAGTAATCACTCTAAATTTTTGTGCTTCTACAGTATTGTCTTGTAATAACCAGACAGTGTTAACATTTGGAGTTTGAGAAAAAGCAGAAGATACAGTTATAACTGCTCCAGATATACTTGATATTGATTTTGTTTCCACCGTTCCATCAGGTAATATCACAGATAAGGTTGGATTGTTTGTTGTTGGCAAATCAGTAGCAGCAGAATCATCTACAGTTATTTCAGTTGTTGTGGCTGATGCAATTCTTCCACCTCTTCTAAGACCAGAACGAACAGGATCGGCAATATCTATAACAGCCCCAGGTCTTACAACAACACCAGAATCTACAGAAGTTGCAAAAGAAACCACTTCAGATTCATTTTGTTCTGCAAATAAAATTGCTTTTGCTAATCTTCTAGCCTGACCTCGGCTGGTGCACGCAAATGCTTTTACTTGCTTAATAATTACTCCTAGCTTGGCTATCGAGGCGGTATCTTCATAAACTTCATAATCTATCTCTCTACTATCCATATTGAAGTAAGAAACAGAAACTACAGTATTTCTTGTTTTTAAACCGCTTCCTGAATAGCTGAAACCTGCATCAGTTACATTTGATAGATTAAATAAATAACTGGCATCTTTTGGGCTGTCTTGTGCAAGTTGGATACTACCAGCAGACCATATTGGCATACATCTCATCACACCTGCTAATTCATTTATTAAAGTAAATGCCTCATTGGATGATTGAATATTTACGGAGCAACTGAATCTGGCTTCCTGTCCTCCAAAGCCATCATCGACAAGAGTATTTGCAAACTTACTGGCGGTGACAAAAGAAAATAAATCGAGAGAACTGTCGGTTATATGATTACCAAATCCATATCTAGTGTCTGTGAGAAGGTCCAGTAACACCATCGCAGGGCATGAGCACCATTGAGCAGCACCCATAACTCCATTGAAAATATAACCGTCTGGGTACACAATGCGACCAGTTGTGCTGTCAACACTTGGAGTACCAGAACTATTTGCACCAGCACCTGGAATCCTTACCTTTATTCCTCTGATACGATATTTTCTACTGGGTAATGATTGAAACTGCATAGAGTCCAACCTGAGAGAAGCATAAGCACTATTGGCATAAGTGGAGGCATCATCTATTATCTCTGCAAAACTTGTCCATATAAAAGCATCTATTAAACTTGAAGATGTGCTGTCTGCTGTGATTCTTGTAACTCTTATATCAACAGGGAAAGCACCCGTTAGATTTACTCTGTAATCTCTTTGATATGCGTCAGCAGTTCTACCTGTAACTGTGTCAGTTATAACATCAGTAAAACCACCAGAATTATATTGAACAGATATTTTTAACTGAACACTTGAACCAAGTAAATCTCCTCTGTCTGTTGCTTTCTGTAATTGTGGGAAAGTTATTGTTACATTAACCGCATCAACATCTGAATTTGTGATCTGTCTTGTAATAGGACTTGCTGCCGTTACTGTACTTCCTACTGAAGTTATTGAAGAGCTACTTTCTATGCCCTCAACATTTGTTTGATCTGCTGTTCCAAATCTGGGATTAAATGTTACATCTTGAAAATTAAAATCAGTGGTTTGTGGATTTGTTGAATCAGCAGTGGCTTTTAAAACTGGAGTATCGTTAAGGATTACATCTTTAAGTGCAGCATTGTTATATGCAGTAGTTCCTTTCGTTCTGCCTTCTTTTGAAGCAGAGGCAAAACCTTCGATCTCCCCTTCAGAAATCAAATCCAAAATAGTGGCAAAACTTCTACTGTGTAAAGTATCAGGCGCTCTTGTTGGTTGTGGAGGTGTTGGTGGTGAAGGCGCTCCAGACCCTCTAATAATTTTAGGTTTTGTCATGCCTGCACCTGTTGAGTGTCAACTGCTCCACTTATAACAACTGATCCAGTTATGATTTCTCCATAAACTAAAGGCACTGGAGTTCCAGCCCGTGATGTGTTCTGAGTTCCAGAAAAACTAAATGATAATTGTGGAT